CTCGCTGTAGATGACGGCGTGAACGCTACCGTCAACTACCGACGGCGCAACCAGCCCCGACGCCCCATCTCCCGCAGCCAACCCGAACGGACGTTCGGAATGCCCCTCAGACGCTCTGAGGCTTCGCCTGAGACGATTTCCACCATCGCCGGTGTCCCCACCTTCGGAGAAGGTCGCGGCGCCCTGAGCGCATCTGAAGCCCACCAGGCGTAAACAGCATCCCCCGGACACGCAGTACGGCCCACATCACGGTGCCCAACCGTCCGCAGTTCACCAAACCGCCCCTCAGCCTCCGACAGCAGCCACAGCACCGCCTGCTGCGCCGGAACAGGCATCGGCCTCGACCCATCCCCGATGAACGCCACGCCAACCGACTCGTGATTGTGGCCCCGAGCGTGAGCGCCCCGAAACCCCCAGCCCCGGCCCTCGTAGATGACGCCGTCAGGGGCGACGAGGAAGTTGTAGCCGATGTCCGCCCACTTCCGGTCCGGCCCTTGGTGGAACTGCTGGATGCTGCGAACCGTCCGCGCCCCACGAAACGAGCCGGTCGTGTGATGCAGCACAAACAGGTTCACCATCGCCGGAGACAGCGGAGTGGTCGAACGAGCCGGAGCAGCACCCCACTCCGCACGCGAAACGATCCTCACTCGTCGTACTTCGGAGGAACCGTGACGCCCATGCCGATGAGGAAGGAGGCGGCACGGATGCCACGGTCCTCCAGCACACGCATCACCGCATAATAAGCAGCACCAAGCAGCGCCACGAGGGCAGTCTCCACAGCAGCCTCGTCCACATACGGGGCGATAGGCAGGCTAACAATCCATCCCATAATCATCGGAACGACGGTGCGGCGAATCGAAGTCAGAAGGTCCACGGTGGCTCCATTTATCGTCGTAGGTAGCAGCAAAGACGTACCCGGACAGGATAGCGGTCAGAAGCGTTCCACCAACCGTCACCAACTGTGACGAAACAATGCGGTCAGTCCAGTCGAACGCGCCAACAAGAATCATGCAGGTAGCAAACCCGACGGTGAAGTAGACGAGCCTGCGCCGGTGCTTCCACCTATCGGTCATGACGGCGGGTCATCTCCGCAACATGAGCCATCAGCAGGTCACGCATCTGCGACACCTGCTCACGCAAGTCTGCCACGGCAACTTCCAGCCGGTCGAGCCGCTTCTCAATGTCATCCATGTCCCGCCACACCCGACCAATACTGACCTCAATAACCTTCTCCACCGCAGCGACAAACGCCCTCCACCCGATACGCGCTGCCCCGGCGATAGCGATGAGCGCCCCCGCCCACGCACCTGCCATCAGCAGCCCGTCCATCAGGGCGTCTCAGGCCACACGATGCTGTCAGGGTCGTCCTGCTCCTGTGGGATGTCGCGGAGTGCCTGCCGGTAGTCGGCCCACGCCTGCGCGTCCACGGGCGCGTCGGCAACCTGCGTCCAATCGCACGCGGCAAGCAGACCGTCGCGCTCCGAACGGACCTGCGCCCACTTGCGGGCGTCACGCACCGCAGGCCACGCAGCATCCAAAGTCGCAGCGGTCGGCTTCGGGTCCGCGTTCGACTCATCCCAAGTCAGCGTCCGAAGGTCGTTGTTCGTAAGACCCCACAGCGCATCAGGGTAGGTGGCGGTCAGGACGGCGGCGTAATCGGTCATACCTTCACCTCCTGAATGACGAAACCGGACGAGGCGCGGGGACGAAAGGCGTCGTTGGTGTCCGCCTCCGTTCGGTTAATGTAAAGCGTCTCCGTGCCGCCGTCAATGTTGATAGCGCGCACAGTATAAGTGTGCGCCGCAGTGTCGCCGGGTGAATAAACAAAAGTAACCGAGGGCATAGTTACGATTTCATTGAGACTACCTGCTGTAACACGACCACCTGCCCCGACCCTAGCCCGGCTTCCGGCAGCATCTCCGACCGCGATAAGACTGCCGTCATCGGCAACGGCCAACCCGAGCCTTCCGGTTTGGTGTGTCGTTCCCGCTGCGCCCAGATACGCACTGATGATGAGTTTGTTCGACGCATCTGCGAGCGCGTGCGTGATGGACAGGTCGGTCACGGCGAAGTTTGCGCCCGACGCGGTGGAGTTGGTCTGTGTGCCTGTGAACAGCGCGTGCTTCACCGCGACGAGACCACCTGCGGCGTCCACATCGGCAGCGGTCGGAACATTCGCCCAAGCGGTCCCACCGTAATACTGAAGCGTGTCCGTGTCGTCAAGGTATGCCGTCATCCCTTCACGGAGCGCGTTCCCACCACCGACCGCCGTACCAAGCGCCGTGTCTCTTGCGGCAGAGTCCGCAAACTTCATCACGGCCTGCTGCATGAGGTAATCGTTCACATTTCCGGCGGTCAGCACCTCGCCGGTTACGAACTCTCTGAACCCTGCCACGGCTTGCTCCTATCAGAATGCGAGCGCGTCGAAGTCAAGTCTACCAGCGTCGAGAATGAGGAAACCGGTGAGTTCGGCAGGACGCATCCCGATGGTGGTGCGCCAGCCTGCGCCGACCGTGAAGTCGTGACGCAGGTTGAGGACGATGCCTTCCTCCGTAATCGCAGACACGCCGGGTGGGGTGAACTCGACTTCTACAGGGTCGCCAAGTTCTAGCCCTAGCACGTCGGTTGCTTGTGCGCGTTCCTGCGACACGCGCACCTCACGCACGGTCGGGTTCGGCACGGACCGCAACGCCAACTCAAAGTCCAACCGCTCGTCCACATCCGCGTCCGTGAGCAGCAGCAGTTCGCCCAAGTCCAACGCACGGAACCCGAACCTCAGCAGCCCTAGCGTGGACTCCCGCTCCCGCCGTGACCCGTTCCGCTCCCCGAACGCCACCGTCCGCAGCGACTCGCCGGAGGTCTGCCGGACCAGCCCCTCATACGCCACATCCCCACCATCATCCGACAGCACCACCGGCGTAGCCGTCACTGCGAACAGCCGGTTGCGGAACACGAGGTCGCCGTCCCGTCCGACGAACAGCACGCCACCTTCCGACCGGGCCACCGTGTTGAGATACTGCACGACGTTTCCGGTGGCGGTTCCTGCTGCGAGGGTGGAGTCTCCGGTGGCAATGTCCGTGGACGCATCCCAAAAGTCCGAGTTCGACGCCAGCACATCGGTGACCCGCTGCCCCGAATCCTCCTCACCGACCGCAAGCCCCGCCGGGGGGAACTCTGCCAACGCCAGCCTTGACAGGGCGTCCGACGCCTGCACCTGCACCACCGCATCCCCCGACGGGTCGAACGCAAGGTCAATGTCGTCCACGATGCCGGAGAACACTTGGATGTCGTCTGCCCAAATGTTCAGGGAGCGGGCAGGTTCGACGCCGGGGTAGAGGGCTGAGGCGGTGTTCAGCGGGTCCAACTCCCCGTCAAGGTTCCGAAGGGTGACGGAGGCCTGTCCTGCGCGGGTCGGTTCTAGCGCGTCCTGACGGCCCCGACGCACCGACAGGGAAACCACCCGGTCGGAAATGTCCACCGCCACTTCACCCACCCCGAGGAAGTTTTGGTCAAGCACGCCGAACTCTGCGCTGTCCAACTCGAACAGCACGGCCTTCCCATACTCCACCCGAACCGTCGTCATACTGCGACGACCTGTCCGAGCGGCCCGTTGTTCCGCGTGTACCTCCGCAGCGCCTCCACCACCGCCTGCGGATCGGCAGAAGTCACCGTAATGTTCACCGTCGTCCCGATGCCACCACGGTCGAGCGGGATGATTGCTTCCGGCCCCGCCTCACCGAGAATGCCGAGCGTCGGGCCGGTGACGATCCCACCGTCGGCGAAGAACCGGATGCCCCCGAGTCCTCCGGCGGGGCGTCCCGCCTGGGGCAGCGGAATCGGCGTCGGACCAGGAATCGTCGGAGGCAGCGGCGGTGGAGTGAATGATGGCGGTCTGAATCCGTCGTCCGTCCCACGACCGCCACCAGGCGCAGCCGACCCCGGCTCAATCGGTGGCAGGCCGAACTCGCGACGAATCTCGTTCTCCGACCGGCCTGTCAGGTCAACCAGCAGGTCAATGTCCGTGCCGACAGTCGTCCCACCGCCACGGCCCTCCATGCCGGGGAACAGTTCGTCCCACCAGTCACCAATAGCGTCCTTCATCCCCTGAAGGATTGCCCCACCGACCTCCTTACCGAGTTCAAGGGCGATCGGCTTGACCGTGTCGTTGAGGAACCCGAGGAAGCCGAGCCACAGCGGCTTGATGTTGTTCTCGTAGATGCGGTCCCATTCCTCCGCGACCTGAGCGAGCGCACCCTGGAGTCCTTCACGGTCGAAGGCGTCCTTGACCCGGTCGACGGCGGGGACGAGTTCTGCGACGAGGCCTTCCATGTTCTCGAACACTTCGGTCGCGACCGGCTCCAGCGTCAGTTTGAGGTAGTTCTTGAAGTTGTCCCACGACTCGCGGAAACCGTCCGTGTCCTCGGCGGCAGTAGTAATCGTCTCCGACCCGGTCGTAATCTGCTCAATGAACTCGTCAAGGTCGAACTTGCCGCCGCGAATCGTGTCAAGGAAGTTCGAGGCATAACGGCGACCGACGAGGTCCGTTGCGATACCAAGCGCTTCGCTTGCATCCTCAGCATCACGGATAGCACGAATCGCCTCGTCAAAGCCCTCCGCAACATTCCCGCCTTCTCCGGCAAGATTGGCAACCGCCTGTCGCAAACCGGACATGACCGTTTCCGTGTTCACACCCGTCCGCTCAAACAGCGCCAGCGCCGACACCGCACGTGGAAGGTCAAACCCGAGCGCCCGCAGGTCCGCGCCATAGTTCACCGTTTGGTCGGCAAGGGTGTCGAACGACTGACCCGACGCCTGCGAAGCACGGAACAGCATGTCCAGCGTGTCCGCCTGGTCTTCCGCAGCGACACCGAAGTCGCCGAACAGGCGCGTCGCAACCCGCACGTTCGACTCAACGTCGCCGCCCATCAGACGAGACACCGTGAGCAGTTGGATGGCAAGGTCTTCGAGGTCGTCGCCGGACACGCCAAGACGAGTGTTCAGATCCTGAATGGCGACGCCGATGTCGGCAAAGTCGTTCGGCACCTGGCGGGCCACATCACGGAACGAGTCCTGCAACGCGCCGAGCGCGTCACCCGTCATCCCCGTCTGAATCCGAATGTTGTCGTAAACGTCGTCAAACTCTTGCCCGAGGTCGAACAG